TTAATTAATGTGTTGATACCTTCAACATCATCTAACATTTCATCAGTAACAGTTAAGAAAGCAGTAATTTTTTCAACTTTCTGCGAACCTACGATTAATTCGAAATCAATTTGATTTTTCAATAATCCCTCACCTGTTGCACCTGCTGCACCTTCTTCGTTTGCAACATATACCCATTCGTATAAGTTAGAAGATATTGCACCAGTAGATACTAAATCTAAAAGTTTAATTTGTCTTTCTTTAACATCACCGATAACTGGATTTCTATAAGCTTGTGGTATTTGTCCTGTAGTGTTTCCACCAATCGACATATCACCAACAGCTTTAACAACTATCTTAACGTTGTTTTGTGCTCCACCTTCGTTTTTCAACTTTACCAAAGCATCTTTGGATTCAAAAAGTAAATCTTTTACAGATTTGTTTTCGTTTGCGGGTGCTTCTTTATCAATGATTCTCTTCATCGCAACCCCTTGCGCCTTTAAAACTTCGTTTAAAGAAACAAATTGTTTTTCAATTGCCCCTGATAATTCAGCTTTTACGCTTTGAATTTCTTCTTTTGTTGCGCTTGCTGCTTCTAAAGATTCAACTTGCTTTAACAATTCGCCGTTAAACTCGTTGTAAAGTTCTGCTTGCTTTTCTGCGCTTAGGCTTTTGATATCTTCAACGCCTTTTTTTTCTAAAAATTTCTTAAACATTTCTTTTGTTTTTAATTGTTATTGATTTGCTAATAATTCGAAAAAGTTCGGCTTTGGAGTTTTCAAAGTGTCTTTCGACGGCTCTAAATCTTCACTAGTGTTCTTTATCTCCTTACAAATATTATAAATTTTATCTATATCACCGCCATTTTCAATGTAATTTTTAATCTGCTGTTCAACTTCTTCACTAACTAAAGTAGGCGTTAAACTGTTTGAACCCATTAAAACCGCGCTTGTTTCTCTTAACTTCGCTTCACTTACAACATAAAAATAACCTTGTTCTTTTGCTTCTTCAACGTTTCCTAACATAGGTAGAACCCTATGAAATAATTCATAAGCTTCTTTATCCTGTGGATCATCATAAGCCAAAGCAACTTTTACATAAATCATACCTACACTATGTTGATTTATTGCGCCGTTTTTATACTGTGCAAAAACCCCTTCATTATAAGCTTTAATAATATCCACGCTATGAACTAAAGAAATAGTTTTACCCTCTTTTACAATTCCTAATTCACTCCATTCAATTTCTTTTTCTTCGCTGCTCTTTACTTCACCTAATCGCGCTCCTACTTGAAATTTGTGATCTGCTAAAAAGAAAGGTACATTTTCAGATATTGATTTAGTAAAGCAGCCTTTCACGTGCACATCATCGTGCGAATCCATCCAGTAATAAGTGTTTGCAACAATATCGCGGTTTATTACTTCATCACTATCTGTTGAATTTTCAGCCTTTGAAACTGATAAAGCAGATTGTTTTGAAGCAGAAAAGCCACCAAACGTTTTAATACTTGCTTTTTTATCCTTTAAAACTTTTACTTTGTTTTCTTTTAGGAATTTTAAACGCTCGATTCTATTCATTTTTTTACAATTTTACCTTTATCACCTGCCTTTTTTTTGGCTTCTAACTTCTTTTTTAACTCTTCCTTTGTTGGCTTGCTCATAACTATTTTATTAACCCTAATTCAATCATTAATTCCTTTATCTGTTCCTCACTCATTTTATCCATAAAACGCTGCGCAATCTGTGGATTTAATGACGTAAACGTTTTAGCAATACCCCTATTTAATTCCTCAATTTCATCTAAGGAAATTTTAAGCCAGTAGTTTTTGCCAGTTGCTTTATTGATACCGTTCAAATAATCCTTTTCAAATTGGTTTTTAAACTTATCAAAAGCGGGTATTATTGCCTGCGTATATAAAGCCTTCATTGCTGTTTCGTAATTGGCGTGTGTTCTGCTTTGGTAATCGTTAAACAGTAAAGAAGGCACGCCATAAGCATTACAAATTGATCGCACATGATTCAAACGCATTTCAATAATCTTTAAATCTCCCGCACTCATTCCTAACTGCGTAAATTCTGCGGCTTGGCTTATAACCTCAACTTTATTATACTTTTCAGCTCCACCCGTTAACGTTGCGAAGCTTTTCCTTATTAAGCCCATTGTGCTATCCATGAACCCTAACAACCCCGCATCACCCGAAGCCGTTTTAGGTGAAACAAAACCCGCTATACCTCTATTACTTAACATCACACTTTCGGCGGTGCTTCTGTTGTTCCCTGCCTGTACTGAATTAAAAACAGATTGTAATGGTGAAATAAAAGCACTATCTAAACTTTCTTCTAATGAAAGGTTATCTGTTATTATTAAATCTTCCCTGTATAGTTTTTTAATCTTTGAACCATCGTTAAAGCTAAAATAATCGGGTTCTTTTACGTATGAATAATCTGTTTGAAAAGGTGTTATTGATTTAGTGTTTAAAGTCCATAGGTTGTCAACGTAACCAACAGATTCCGATTGCTTCCAAATATATGAACGCCCGTAAATCAATTGATTAACCATGTTTAAATATAGTTCACCAACTAAACCGCGTTTGCTGTTCCAATTATCGTAAAACTCTAAATAAAAAGGGTCTGTTTCGGGTGCTTTTTCTTCGCCATCCATTAACTTGATTGGCAATGTAGACACTAAACTTGCAACCCTATTAACAACCGCGTAAACATCTTCATTACCGTTCCAACCTTCCTTTAATAATTTGGATTCGGGAACTTTTGAACCTGAAATATTAACACCAGTTAAACCAAAAAACGAACCTGCGCCGCTTTTTATCTCTTCTATTTTGCTATTTAAAACGTTCATTATTTCAAATATAGATAAAATTTATCGTTTTGATAATCTTATAAACTTTTCTGCGTATCTAATTGCATCAATAGAATGATTGTATTTGTCGATAGGTACTTCACCGCTTTTATCTAGCCAAATATAACTATTCAATTCTTCTATTATATCGGTTGATTCAGGCGTTACTATTATTTCATCGTATGCGGACAACTGACGAACACCAACGGCAACTTTATCTTTTGATAAACAAGGCATAATATTAAACCCTTCCTGCATACAGGAACGTATCATTGTCTGATCTGCTGAATCTGCTAGGATTAATTTATTCTTTTCAACGTTTGCTTTTAAAAGGTTTATAATTTCGTTGTTCGATAGTTCACTTTTATAAACAACCTGTTGAACAAACAGTTTACCGCCTTGCCTTGCAACTTTAATAAGCGTAAATGGATCGCGATAACCCCAATCTAAACCGTAAATATAATCTGCGCTTTCAGGAAATTCGCCCGTTCTCCAATTATTTATTATAGTTCCTTCAACTTGACCCGCAACACCTAAACCATAAACACGCCACTTATTAAACCAAAAACCCTTAATACCTTTTTTTACTTCTTCATCGTGTTTTCGCTTCCATTCAGCAAATTCTAATATCTGCGATTCACTAATGTTTTCAAGGTTATCCAAAAAAGTAGAATGTAAAACGGTTGCATCTTTGCGCTTGTCGTAGCCTTCTTTATCTAGCCAAAAGCTAATACTAGGGTTATAATCAATAAAAACCGCTTCACTCGTCCGAATAAACAACTGCGAAACAACTTCGTGCTTCATATTGTTAGCTTCATTAACAAAAAGTATATCTCTTTGCGCTCCTAATGCCCTGCCCGCCTTATCGAATCCAATAAATTTAATTATACTATTGCCTATAGTGTACGTATGCGGGTTCTTTACCTTTATTTTATCTAGGTTTTCACCTGCTAATGTTAGAATGTTGTCAAAATCTGCAATTGATCCGTCTACTAAATGCGGCGTTGCGTATGAAACAACATGAATAACACGCCTTTTTTTTGACTGCTTACATATAAGGTAAAACAGTTGTAATGTAGAATAGGTTTTACTTGATCGACTTGAACCCTTAGAGATTATAAAACGCTGTTTAGATTTATAAGTATCTAATATCTTCTCAAACGTTGTTGTAAGTTTCACAATACAAATATAATATTAAAAACATAAAGCCATTAAAACGGCTTTTAACAAGCAGCAAGAACCCATTAAAACGGGTTTTGCTTTCATGTTATAAAGAATTTAATACAATAGATAAAATCCAACAAACACAAGAAACAGCATAACCTATTTTAAACTCAAAACCTTTATTTGTTTTTTTATAACTTTCTCCATAGCTTAAACAAGCTAAAACTGCAAATAATACATTCAATACCATAACAAACTCTTTATAACAAAGGCTATAATTAATAAAAGCCAATGTTGGTTAATAATTTAATCTTTAGTGCTTCAATTTTACTAATCATAGCCAAACCGTTAACTTTCTTCTTCATCCATATCTTTTAAAAATCCCTTTACTTTATCGCCAAATTCAGTATTTGATACGGTGAAATTCTGAACTAATGGTTGTTTGTTTGCGCTCGGATTGTCAATTTCCTGCTTATCTACATAGCCGCTGTTATTCTTTAGATCAAAAATAACCATTGCTGTTTTTGATTCGCCCGTGTGCCCTCTTTCGATCTTATTAAGCTGTATTTTTGTCTTAGCTTTGTTAATTGTGTGGAAATACGCTTCATACCCTTCTTGTTTCTCATAGTTTAACAAAGTCTTTCTATCGCAATCTAAAGCAACACACAAACCCTCTGTAGTGTAAGGCAAAGGCGCTAAAATTGTATGCTTAACTACAAAAGTATCATAATAAAAAGTTGTGTTTTCGTCGCACCTTTTAAAATACTTGTCAATGTCTTTCTGCATTAATTCAGGTGTTGCCCACTTCTTACAACTGGCATAATTTCCAATCTGAAAATCACCCTTATGCGGCTTTCTAACCGTTGTTTTTTTAATTACTTTCTTTGCCATTGTTTAAAGTTAAAAAGTTTTATTTAAAAAAATCGTAGACACTAATTACGGCAATAGTTAAAAGAGATAATAAACCATACGTGAAAATCCCTACTAATAAAGATGATAATAATACTCTAAACTTACTTCCATTAAGGAAATCAACAAACAATTCACCGCCTAAAAAAAGACCTGTTAAGTATATTATAAAAACAGCCGCAAAAGGTGTCAATATAGCCATTGTTATTTTCATTATTTTTTTCATAGTTTTTACTCTTTTAGTATTAAATTTGATATTACCGTTATAAGGTTGTTAGCAAACATTATGCTCCTACTTCTTTTTTTATCTTCTCTAGTTTTTCTAATGCTTTATCCATTACATTCTGCTCATTTTCAATATAAGTATCAATTATGAGCTG